GTTTATCCACAAGGGATTGGCTCAAAGAAACTTTGAAAGATCCTGGACACTCGCTGACGACACTGAGGTCTCCAACGTCGTATTTGAGGACGGACTTCTTGCAATAACCCTTACAAAGGTTATTCCAGAACATCATCAGCGTAAGGATTATCTCTAAATAAAGTATCGTCGCCGCTGACGGGGGTTTATGGCAAAAACCATAGACACCCCCCTTTTTTTATGTTATAATATAAATAATAATAAGTAGGGGTGTTTGAATGTATTACACTTATTGTTATTTGAATGAAGAGGGCAAACCTTATTATATTGGTAAGGGTCACGGTAATAGGGCGTATGACCGTAACCATTCTGTCTCGCTACCACCCCGAGATAGAATACTTATATTGAAAGACAACCTTACAGAGGAAGAGGCATTTAGACACGAAGTCTATATGATTGCGATACTTGGTAGAAAAAGTCAAGGAGAGGGTATATTGGAGAATATACAGAAGGGCGGAAATCAACCTCCTCGATTGACACATCATTCTGAAGAAACAAAGTCTAAAATGAGACGGAGGAGACACTCTGAAGAAACAAAGAGAAAAATAGGTCAGTCATCAAAAGGTAGGCCTTGTAAGGAACATATAAAGGAACATCTTTCTGAATTATACAAAGGAAGACCTCTTGCAGAGGATACTAAAAAAAAGTTGAGTAAGTCTTTGACAGGTATAAAAAGAAGTGAAGAGACCAGGAGAAAAATGAGTGAAGCGAAGAAGAATATGAGTGAAGAGACCAGGAGAAAACTGAGTGAGGCGGCCAAGAAGAGATGGGAAAAAAAAGAGGGCAACCCCTTGACATCTATATAAATTTGTGGTATAATTACTCTAGGAAAAATTGTAGAAACATGAGTGTAAAACTTTTACTTCTGAAGTCTGGTGAAGACGTGGTTGCAGAAGTACAGGAAATGGTGATTGAGGAGAAGGTTGTTGGTTACTACCTTAAATATCCTTGTCGTGTCAATCTTGTAAGTGATCTGACAGAGACTGAGGGATCTTCTAGGGTTCCTTCAAAGATTCAACTTCTTCCGTGGATGCCACTGAGTAAAGAAAAGATGATCCCTGTGGTATCTGACTGGGTTGTGACTATCACTGAACCTATTGAACAACTTTCTAAAATGTATGCTGACGGAGTAGAGAAATATGAACAACCTAAAAATTCTGATTCTAACAACTGATAAAGTTATTCTGACTCAGATTGAGGAGGTAACCACTGATCTAGGAGAACCTGATTGTAAATTGATTGAACCATTTGAGCTGAGTGAGGATGGCACATTGTCTCCATGGTTGGTTGACCTTACGAGACAAAATACGTTCATGATCCATTCTGATAAGATCTTGACTATCGTAGAGCCTAATAGTAAACTGATCGAGAAGTACGAAGACCTGGTTAAATGAGATTTTATACGAATGTCCAGGTCGTTGGCAACAACTTCCTGGTTCGTGGATATGAAAACGGACAGAGTGTCACTTTTAAAGAAGAATACTCTCCCACTTTGTTTGTTAAATCAAATCGAGAGACTGAGTATCAGACTTTGGAGGGTGAAAATGTGGAACCCATTCAGCCAGGTACAGTAAGAGATTGTAGAGAATTTTACAAAAAGTATGATGATGTAGATGGATTCAAGATCTACGGTAATGACCGTTACGTATTCCAATACATCTCTGACAAATATCCTGAAGATGAGATCAAGTTTGACATCAAGAAGATTAATCTTGTAACGATCGACATCGAGGTTAAATCCGAGCAGGGTTTCCCTGATCCAGAGTCTTGTTCTGAGGAGTTGTTAACCATCTCCATTCAAGACTATGCGACTAAAAAGATTAATACTTGGGGTAGGAAACCTTACACTCCCACACAAGATAATGTAACCTATCATTATTTTGAGGATGAGATCGCAATGATTAACTCATTCCTCTATCACTGGAGTCAGAATCCTCCTGAAGTTGTGACTGGTTGGAACTGTCGTCTATATGACATTCCGTATCTCTGTGGTCGTATTGATCGGGTCATGGGAACTAAGAAGATGAAACTTCTTTCTCCCTGGGGTATCATCAGTGAAGAAAAGATTACGATCATGGGTCGTGAGTTCAATACTTTCGACATTGCTGGTGTCACTACACTTGATTATTTGGAACTGTATAAGAAGTTTACTTACACAAACCAAGAGAGTTATCGACTGGATTATATTGCTCAAGTTGAACTTGGTCAGAAGAAACTCGATCACAGTGAGTTTGATACTTTCAAAGATTTCTACAATGGTAACTGGAAGAAGTTTGTAGACTACAACATTATTGACGTGGAACTTGTTGACCGTTTGGAAGACAAGATGAAACTGATTGAGTTGGCATTGACCATGGCATATGACGCCAAGGTGAACTTTGTCGATGTGATGTATCAGGTTCGTATGTGGGATACGATTATCTACAACTATCTCAAGAAGAGAAACATTGTGATTCCTCCTCGTGACCGTTCAGAGAAGTCTGAGAGGTATGAAGGTGCGTATGTGAAACAACCTGTCCCTGGTGTCTATGACTGGGTGGTGTCGTTTGACTTGAACTCCCTGTATCCTCACCTGATGATGCAGTACAACATCTCCCCCGAGACCCTGGTAGAAGAGAAACACCCATCTGCAACCATCGATCGGATCCTGAATAAAGAGATCACCTTTGAGATGTATAAGGACTATGCAGTCTGTGCCAACGGTGCAATGTTCCGTAAGGACATCAAAGGGTTCATGCCCGAACTGATGGAAAAGATGTATGCAGAACGTAAGATCTTCAAAAAGAAAATGCTCCAAGCAAAACAGGAGTATGAGAAGGCACCAACAAAACAACTTGAGAAAGATATCGCCAAGTATAATAACTTTCAGATGGCTCGTAAGATTGCACTGAACTCTTGCTATGGTGCGATTGGTAACCAATACTTCCGTTTCTTCAAACTTGCTAATGCAGAAGCAATTACTCTTTCTGGACAAACATCTATTCGTTGGATTGAGAATAAGGTAAATGGGTATCTAAATAACCTGTTACAAACTCAAGATGTGGATTATGTCATTGCATCCGACACTGACTCAATCTATATTAATTTTGGACCTGTTGTTAATAAATTTCTTAGTTCTAAGTCTGGCGACAAAGCAGCAGTTGTCACCTTACTTAATAAGGTGTGCGAAGAGAAACTGGAACCGTTCATTGAGAAGAGTTACCAGGAACTCGCGGAATATGTGAATGCATATGACCAGAAGATGCAGATGAAACGGGAGAACATTGCAGACCGTGGAATCTGGACAGCAAAGAAGAGATATATTCTCAATGTCTGGGATAGTGAAGGTGTTCGTTACTCAGAACCTAAACTCAAGATTATGGGTATTGAGGCGGTGAAATCATCGACTCCTGCTCCTTGTCGAACAATGATTAAGGATGCACTGAAGTTGATGATGAATGGTACAGAAGATGATGTCATCAAGTTCATTGATGATGCAAGAACGAAGTTCAACAACTTACCTCCCGAAGAGATTGCATTTCCCCGTTCAGTATCTGATGTAAAGAAACATAAGAGTCACTCTACGATCTATGCAAAGGGTTCTCCCATTCATGTTCGTGGTGCTCTTCTATATAATCACTACATTAAAGAATATGGTCTCCAGAACAAATACTCTGAGATCAATAATGGTGAGAAGATCAAGTTCATTTATCTCAAGAAGGCCAACCCAATCAGAGAGAATGTGATTTCATTCATCTCAGAATTTCCAAGGGAGATTGGTGTTGACAGATATATCGATTACGAACTACAATTCAACAAAGCTTTCCTTGAACCACTCAAGACTATTCTTGATGCAATCGGATGGAATGTTGAGAAGACTGTAAACCTAGAACTATTTTTTGGCTGATGGATTTTTTAGCAGACATTGTAAAAGAGATTGGAGATGACTACACAAAACTTGCCGCAGACATCGACGACTCAGAATCATATGTGGACACGGGTTCGTACATCTTTAACGGACTTGTTTCAGGTAGTATATTTGGTGGTGTATCTGGGAATAAGATTACTGCCATTGCTGGTGAGTCTTCTACTGGCAAGACTTTCTTTAGTCTCGCTGTGGTTAAGAATTTTCTGGATAGTAATCCTGACGGTTACTGTCTGTACTTTGACACTGAAGCAGCAGTTAATAAATCTCTTCTTGAGAGTCGTGGTATTGACCTAAGTCGTCTAGTTGTTGTGAATGTCGTAACAATTGAGGAGTTTAGATCCAAAGCACTAAGAGCTGTTGATATATACTTAAAAAAACCTGTCGATGAACGCAAACCATGTATGTTTGTGTTAGACTCCTTGGGTATGTTATCAACTGAGAAGGAGATCACTGACGCATTGAATGACAAACAGGTAAGAGATATGACTAAATCTCAACTAGTCAAAGGTGCATTCAGAATGTTGACTTTGAAGTTGGGTCAAGCAAACATTCCAATGATTGTAACCAATCATACCTACGATGTTATCGGTTCTTATGTTCCTACAAAAGAGATGGGTGGAGGCAGTGGCCTTAAGTACGCCGCTTCTACTATCATATATCTCTCAAAGAAAAAAGAAAAAGATGGAACAGAAATCGTTGGAAACCTTATCAAGGCAAAGACTGCTAAGTCGCGTCTGAGTAAAGAGAACAAAGATGTCACAGTTCGTCTCTACTATGATGAGAGAGGACTGGACAAATATTATGGTCTGTTAGAACTTGGAGAAATTGGTGGTCTGTGGAAGAATGTAGCAGGTCGGTATGAGATTGATGGTAAGAAGGTTTATGCCAAGGCCATTCTGAAAGACCCTGAGACATACTTCACCCCTGAGGTGATGGAACAGTTAGATCAAATTGCACGGAAAGAATTTAGTTATGGAGAGAGTTGAATTTCTTGTTCTCAAGAATCTACTACACAATGAAGAGTTCCTAAGAAAAACAATTCCCTTTATCAGATCAGAATATTTCCAAGATCATAATCAGAAGATTGTGTTCGAGGAGATTGTTGGTTTTGTGAATCAATACAATGAGACACCTACACAGGAAGTCCTGAGTATTGAGATTGAAAAGAGGAATGATATCAATGAACAGTCATTCAAAGAGTTGGTTCACTTGGTCAGTAACTTGACTGAGGAACCACAGGAGTTTGAGTGGTTATGTGACACCACAGAGAAGTGGTGTAAGGAACGTGCAATCTATCTTGCTCTGATGGAGTCGATTCAGATTGCAGATGGTCAGGATGACAAGAAGTCTCCTGATGCAATTCCCTCTATTCTGTCTGATGCACTTAGTGTCAGTTTTGATAATCATGTGGGTCACGATTATCTGAATGATTATGAAGAACGATTTGAGTTGTATCACAAGAAGGAGAACAAGATTGAATTCGATCTTGAGTACTTCAATAAGATCACTAAGGGTGGTCTACCTAACAAGACCCTAAACATTGCTCTTGCAGGTACAGGTGTAGGTAAGTCTCTGTTCATGTGTCACATGGCATCATCTTGCCTTCTTCAGAATAAGAATGTCTTGTACATCACTTGTGAGATGGCAGAAGAGAAGATTGCGGAACGTATTGATGCTAATCTTCTGAATGTAAATATTCAAGATATTACTGAACTACCCAAACAGACTTTTGAGAAAAAGGTGACAAACCTCGCACAAAAGACTCAGGGTACTCTTATAATCAAAGAATATCCAACCGCGACCGCACACAGTGGACACTTTAAGTCACTTCTTAATGAACTCGCCCTTAAGAAGTCATTCAGGCCTGACATTATTTTCATTGATTACCTTAATATTTGTGCTTCCTCTCGGTATCGGGGAGGTAGCAATGTTAATTCATATACGATTATTAAGTCTATTGCTGAAGAACTTAGAGGACTGGCTTGTGAAGCAAACGTCCCTATCGTATCTGCCACGCAGACCACTCGTTCTGGTTATGGTAGCTCTGATGTTGAGCTTACTGATACTAGTGAGTCCTTTGGACTCCCTGCTACTGCTGATCTTATGTTTGCCCTTATTTCGACTGAAGAGCTCGAATCCTTGGGACAGATACTGGTGAAACAACTGAAGAACAGATACAACGATCTGAGTATCTACAAGAGATTTGTTGTTGGTATTGATCGTGCTAAGATGAGACTGTTTGATTGTGAACAAGTCGCACAGAATGATCTTCTTGACAATAAACAAGAAGAGGAGTATACTTACGATGATAAACCAAAGAAATCCTTTGAAGGATTCAAATTCTGATGAAACTACGAAAAAATGAACCTGGACTAGTGAAGTCAGAAGTACCTCATTACTATGAGGTAAAACTTGAATGTCATCCTAATGGATTAAAACAACTCCATTGTGGGACAGTGAGAGATCTTGAATCTGTACTTAAACGTTATCCTAATTCAAAGTGGCAAAAGATTTATCTACCTAAGACACCAGATACTGTAGAAGTAAATGCAACAACTATCGAAGACCCAGTTGCATTACCTACAATTAAAATTGGGGGTCAGGAAATTCCCATACAACAAAATCTTCCTGAATCTGAACTTAAAGAACTTGAACTATGACTATTGATCCTCAAAAATATATTGAATTTGTCCGCCAGACCACAAGTCAACCAAGTCTAGACTGGCCCACTTTGTCTGCTCGACTGAGTGAACTTGAGGTTAAGGATGACGCAAATGTGACTCAACTGTTGACTGCTGCTCTTGGTATCAGTGCAGAGGCTGGTGAGTTCACTGAAGTTGTAAAGAAGATCTTCCTTCAAGGTAAACCTTACAACGAAGATAATGCGTTTCACATGAAACGTGAACTGGGTGACATTATGTGGTATGTTGCTCAGGCGTGTATGGCTCTTGACATTTCATTCGACGAAATTCTTGAGATGAATGTTGAGAAGTTGTCTGCACGATATCCTGCAGGAACATTTGACGTTCATTATTCTGAAAACCGTAAGGAGGGAGACCTGTGATTAAACTTGAACTTGATGTAAGAACAGCAGCCGCAATTCGCCAGGTGCTATATAAAGAACAGGAAGGATATACTTACGATCCGACGTGTATCCCTCAACGTATTGTTGACATTCGTGAAACTATTAGTACACTGGATACACAAATCGAATCTGCTCTTGAAGAAGCTGCAAAGGAGATTAGTGAACTTGAAACAGAAGCTGCACCAGACTACGGAGTTGGAAAATGACATACGACTTTTCTTTCGCACATTCACCAGAAGGTTTCGACACTCATATTGACAAATCTATTCGGGGTTACTCAAATCTTCTGGAGGATACTGTATCGTTCTCGCGATACTTTGTGGAAGATCATACTAAAGTCGTTGATGTGGGTTGTTCTACTGGTAAACTTACCAAGATGATCCTTGCCAATAACCAGTCACGTAAACAGGCTCAATACGTAGGTGTCGAACTTGCTGGTGGGTTCTATGATGATCTTGATGATAGGTATAAGGAAGTCCGTAAAGACTTCCCTTGGGCTATTCTTGAGTTTGTCCGTGGTAATGTCACCAACTATGAGTTCAAGAACTGTTCTTTGGTGACTTCACTTTTTACTCTTCAGTTCATGCCCAAGACAACTCGTCAAGATACGGTCAATAAGATCTATAATGGTTTGAATGAAGGTGGTGCATTCATCTTCGCAGAGAAGTTGATGTGTGAGAATGCGTTCTTCCAAGAACTACTGACATTTAACCACTATGACTACAAGAAGAAGTCATTCACAGCTGACGAGATCATGGACAAGGAGAAAGAACTTCGTGATATGTTGAAACCAAATACTTGGGAAGAACTCAAGTCTATGATATGGTGTGCTGGTTTCAAGGACTGTCAAATCTTCTGGAGAAACCATCAGTTTGTTGGAGTTATTGCTATTAAGTAATGTGTGGAATTATTGGAGGGTTTGACCTCCCCCAAATCGAAAAAGGTCTCGCCGCCATTGCTCATCGTGGACCAGACAATCAGGGAATTATTCAAACGGATAATGTCTATTTTGGACATGTCCGTTTGTCTATTATTGATACAAGTAGTGATTCTAACCAACCATTTACCTATGGTAGAACAACCATGGTATTCAATGGGACGATTTGGAATTATCAAGAACTTCGTCAAAAACTTGATATCCAAACAAAAACTTCAGGTGACACTGAGGTACTTTGTGCTATCCTAGACAAGTATGGTATTAAAGGTTTGGATATGGTGGAGGGGATGTTTGCAATTGCATTCACTCAAGGTGATGGATCGATTACTATCGTTAGAGATCGACATGGAGAGGTACCTCTTCATTATTCATTACTCAGTGGTCTCTTTCCTTCCTTTAGTTTTTGTTCGGAGATCAAAGGTCTTCTTGCACTAGGCGAACACGGACAAACTATCAAGATGTTGGAACCTGGTGGGTACATCACGGTTACCTCAGACTATAACATTACAGAAGGGTTGTGGTATAACATTTACGAACACATTACTGACACATCTTCTTGGAATCAACTTGAATCTCAAATCAACGTTGGGAACAACATCGAACATGGTTCGTATGAGAGAACTGTGTCTGATGTACCTGTAGCTTGTCTCTTGTCTGGTGGTATCGACTCTGCCATCACCACACTCATTGCATCACAACATATTCCTAACCTAGTTACATATACCGCAGTTCATGATGAGAACTCGAAAGATTTACGGTCTGCCAGAGAAGTTGCTAAATATTTGGGAGTCGAACTGAGAGAGGTTAAAGTTTCTCCTCCATCAGTCGATGACATCAATGATGTAATCAACACTATTGAGATGCCTTACAAGGCACAAGTTGAAATCGGTTATCCGTGTGTTCAACTTGCCAGAAGAATTCATGAAGATGGATTCAAGGTGATCATGTCAGGTGAAGGGAGTGATGAACTCTGGGCATCTTATGGTATGAGTTATCATGGTATCCAAGATAAAGGATGGACCAACTACCGTATCGGTTTATTTGGATCACAACATCGAAAGAATTTTGCAAGATGTAATAAGATCTTTATGAAGTATGGGATTGAATGTCGTCTTCCCTTCCTGAATACACAATTGGTTGAGAACTCACTTGGTCTGAGTCAAGATAAAGTGTGGGACGGTAAGTCAAGACCCAAAGCAGTTCTACAAGAAGCCTTTAGAGGAAGACTCCCTGACGATATTATTGATCGAAAGAAGGTTGCCTTTCAGGATGGTATGGGTATCAAGTCTTTATATGAAGATGTTATCGAAAATCCAAAAACATATTACACTACACAGTACAAGAATAAGTTCTCATGAAACTACCATATAACCTACAAGATGTTTATGACGGTGAGGCTCAAGAGAAGTTCACTGTGATATCAACCTTTGCTGGTGGAGGAGGATCTTCTACAGGATACCGTCTTGCAGGTGCAAAGATCTTGTGTATCAATGAATTTGTAGAAGAAGCAAGGAATACATATGCATCTAACTATCCTTCAACACCTATTGTTCCTGATGATATCAAACAACTTGTAGGTGGTGACTTTCTTAAGATTACTGGATTAAAACCTGGTGAACTAGATATCCTTGATGGGTCACCACCTTGTTCAGCATTCTCTGTAGCAGGGTCTATGTGTCGTGGTGAGGGTGCAAAACACTCTGACGGTTGGGGTAAAACTAAGAATTACTCCGATGGTAAGAAGGTTGAAAATATTGAAGACTTGTTCTTCGAGTTCATCCGTGTTGCCAAAGGTATTCAACCAAAAGTCATTGTCGCTGAAAATGTCAAAGGATTGACAATTGGTGAGGCAAAGACTTATTATGCAAAGATTACCAATGCATTTGAAGATATTGGTTATCTTGTCACTTCCAAAGTGATGAAAGCATCTCACTATGGTGTTGGTCAAGCAAGAGAAAGACTTATTTTTATTGCTGTTCGACAGGACATTGCAGATAAAATCGGATTGAACGTACTAACAGTATCTTCTCTTTTCCCTCCCACATCAACGAAGGATACTACTATTGGTGATATCATTGATGGTGTTGAAAACGATCCTGAAAATATTCAGTCTCTGACTGAACACATGTTGAATAGTGGTATCTACCAGAGTGTTGTAAAGAAGATGCCAAAGAATCCTAAGAAGATTCTATCTGGTATGGACTATCATGAGAAAGGACATTGCTTTAATACGAAGAGGGCATCATTCTATAAACCCTCTCCTACACTTACAGCTAGTGGTGGTCTAATTCACTGGAATGAAGACAGGGTACTTTCTGTTCCAGAACTCAAACGTATTCAATCACTTCCTGATGACTTCATCCTTACAGGTTCTCAGTCACAACAAACCGAACGTGTTGGTCGTATGGTTCCTCCATTGATGATGAAAGCAATCGCAGAAAACATTTACAAAGAAGTATTATCTAAATTATGAAAATTCTTACACTCGAAGACTATAAAAATGCTGGTGAAACATTCTGGCCAAAGTATTGGTACATTGCCAAAGAACTTGGTGAAGATGCATCTGCTGAAGACATCCTGAAAGTGATGGAAGCAGTTGGTGGTGTTGCTCTGAGGTTAGCATTGGAGGAGAAAGAAGCACCATTTGGGTTTAATAAAAAAGACAACCCTGAAGAATAAATACTCTAAAGAATAAAAATAGATATGCTATCTACCCAATACAGACTTCGGTTGGAGTTTATTTGTAAGAAAATTGCAAATAAAGAAGAAGTCAAATTAGAGGATATGATTTGGGCAGAGAAGATTGCCAAGTCATATACTACTGCAAGAGATTGGTTGAATAAAGCACGTCGTCAAGCTGCTCAGGATATTCAGGAGGGTACTATGGATGATTTTATGAATAAGATGGGATTAGGTGACCCCGACCCATCTAATTACAAAAAGGGGTTTAATGGGGCAGATGAAATTGTAGATTGGTTTCAAAGAGAAAAACCTGATGACTGGAGGCAACATGACTGATAAACATGTTGCCTGGTGGAGACTTCATCAAATTAGACAAGAACTTGATGGGGAATTAAAACAATTCATTGTCCAAGATAGTCGTGGAAAATTAATTAAAAGGATAGTCATCGAATACGAGGAGAACAATGACTAAAGCAGTTATTTACACCAACGGTAGTCAAGAGTGTGAGAGAATGACAGCTCTCCTTAAAACATTACAACTTGATATATTGGAGTATCAACTCAACAATCATTTTACACAAAGAGCGTTTGAATCTGAATTCGGAAAAGATGCAACATATCCACAAGTTGCATTAGGATATTCTCATATTGGAAACATGAAAGAGTCATTACAGTTTATGAAAGAGAGAGGAATGTTTAAGTGACGCATGAGGAAATGCTCGATGAGGCACAGGTAAGGGAATCTGCCAATGAACACCCAGAAATTGCAGAAGTAGAATGGATTGATGATGCATTCTATGTTGAGAAGGGTTTTTCCTTGTGGAAGAGTGTCCGTAAAGATACTGGAAAGGATTTTTTGTTTGCACTTACCAAAGAAAAGGTGACAGAAATGACTCGATGGTATCTTAAATGTGAACAAGAAGGAACACTTCATCTATACACTAGAGTTGTAAATAGTGGATTTGTTGGTGGTAAATTGTGAAGTTTGATTTGACCATGGAGGATTATACAATTATCCTTAATGCGTTACATTACTACAAAAAGGTAGAAAAATATCCAAACTTTGCACACTTTGATGAAAGTCGTATTAATAATCTTAGAGATAAGATGGCTTATCAATTAGTTTGGAAACAAGAATTATGACAACCTTTTTGAATTATGTTGCCGCATTTTGGTCAGTGGTTGTTATGAATTGTATTCAACCCGTCAACTGGAAGTATTGTTATCGTGTTGACCAATGGTTGATACCAGGTATTCAAGAGGGGGTTCATTTGTATATGAACCCCTCTTCGAT